TTGGAACATTGCTTGAAGATAAACTTTCACCATTAAAATATGGCTTACCAGTGTACTCATGACCGGGTGTTTGAGCGTGTGTAATCTGTACTCCTGATTCACCCTCAACAATCTGATATGATGATTGAGGCATAACCTGTAGTGTGCGGGTATTGCTTTTTTCTACAGTAATCTTTGGCTTCGATGAAGTTTGTACACTTACACGAGCATGATGAACAGCGTTGTCAACAAAAACAGGCTTACGCACATGGCTCATGACTTCACTAACATCGGTGTTAAACCGACCAGTAGTAGTATTTTTGATAAGAGTCATCAGCAGTTCCACCGTTTAAGGGATGCCCCTTTAGGTGTGAGTTTGCCTTTCTTACTTGTAGGTCCTTTCATTCCACCCATGCGAGCACAAAACGATTTACGTCGCTTTGCTTTCTTAGAGCCGGGTTTCAGTTTACTGGGTTTAGTAGTAACTGGAGGTTTTAGATTAGCACCAGACTCTCTTTTAGCGGCGGCTCGACCTTTAGCGTTCAAGCCACCTTTTCGATGATGTTTGTTAGGGTTGTAACCGTGAAACGGTTTACTCTTCTTTTTTGCTTTCATTAATGCAAATGCATTTTCTATAGGAGTACAACAATCACAAAAGTCGTAATCCATCATGAGCCATCACCTGTGTGGTCTGATGTGTTGTAGGTTACATCTCCTTTATGTCCTTTAGGGTGCAGGGCTTGTGAGAATCGTGGGAGTACGGTAAAGTCCATGCGCTTTACCTTCTCATCACTATCAATACGAGAACGCCTTCTTGGTGCATCGGAACGATAATGTTGCAATGTATTTTCACTTATGACAAGTCTTGTAACTTCGTTATTCAGTAATGAAGAATCGAATGACGTATCACTTATTCCAATAATTTTTGGTCCTTTACTTACTGGTACACTTTCATTTGATGATATGTTCATTACGTAGGCTGGTGCATATGGAGGATTGGTATCAGGATTAGTTGCTCGGATATAATATCCTGAACTTGCTCTACCGTTAGTGGTTTCATACAAGAATAGACCATACTTTCCTCCACCAGTAGCGGAGAAGTAATTCGCACCATATTGTGGGGATGATGAGTGAAGTGCATTGTTAGGTCTGAAAACTTCTACGTGTTGCTTGTCAAGTAGTCTTACAGTTCTTAGCATAAACGTAATACTTTTATCTGTAAAATTAGTCTGTGCGNNAAAACAACACGCTGTCCCACGTTTCTGTCTGTGTGTAGACTATGTGCTTCGGTATTGATTGCCATCATGTTGTCGTCCACACCTTCTATGTTCTCACCATCAATACCTATACGTGGACTTGAGCGACTTACAGCATCTTTGTGTGGTGTCTCACCGCTGAAATCTTCTACTCTATCGCTTGCTACGGCTTCTGGTTTTAACAGTCCATTTTCATCTATACCGAGTCGAGCACTTATTCCACGAGGAACTTCATTAGGTTGCAGTACGTCATTTCTTGCTCGTATCAAACCTTCTGATGTATTCGGTTCAGCGGTATTGTGTGACAACACTACACCTGTTGTATGATATGGTTCATCAACATCAGTAATCAAATCTTCATTAAATGCAGTTGGGTATCGAACACCTCGCCCGTTACCCATGTCTCCTATTC